ACTGCTTGCCGTAGTATTTCTCCCATGCGTTGCGCGTCAAAGCGGCCTGCGCAATCGGGTTCTGCACATCCTTCTGGATGCCCTCGATTTCCTGCTTGAAGAACTTGTCCTTGGTCTGATCCAGCGTAATCTCGTGCGTCGCCTTGTAAGCGCCCTCCACAGCCTTGTTGCGAGCGTCCATCATCTGCCATAAATCAGGCAGCATGCCGTGTTCCATCAGGAACAGCGTCTTCTGGTCGCCGAATTTCGAGGCGAGCATTTTCAATTTGGCCTCGCCCGCCGCCAGATTGGTTTTCATCAACTCGGTGGCGTCCTGATATTGCTCGTGCATCATCTGGTGGCGCTTCATCACCAGGTCCATGTTCTCCTTCCACGCCTGGTGCGAGCGCTCATACTCCTTGTCGTCGCCCGCCTTGACCGCGTTGATGGCGGCGGCCGAGGCGTTCAAGGCATTTTCCAGCGGCGCGTGCGTGAATGCCGCCGCGACGATGCCGAACACGCTGCCGAGCGAGCCGAACGCCTGGATCGGGTCGGTTTCAAACTTCTTCTTTTCTTCTGCCTCATTCCACGGCTTGATGTCGTTGGGTGTTATGCCTTCGGCATCGTATGCCTTATGCACGCGGGCCGAATCAGCGCCCAACTGACCGGTAACATCGCGCGTGGCGCGATCCTCGGACGCCATCTTGTCGCGCTCAAGCTTAGACAACCCCTCGGTCACATCCTTAGGGATCGATGTCTGAACCAGGCTGCCAATATCCGGCGACGACGGATCAATAGAATTGTCGGTTTGCGTATCAGGCATCAGGCCGTCGTCCCGCCGATCTGGATCTTGGTGCCGCCCGTGTTAAGCGCCGCCGCCATTGAAGCAATGGCCTTGCCGATCGACTGCGTTTGCGTCTGGTCGATGCCCGCCAGTGCCGTGTAAAGCTGGCCGCTCAATCCGGCGTAAGACGCGCCGGTCTGGGCAAGCGTCTCGCCGATCTGCGCCGCGATGATCGGACCCTGCTGCTGGATTGAGGCGATGGTGGCGGCCAAGGCGGTATTCTGGGTCGGATCGGTTGGTAGCCCTTGCGCTGCCGCGTTGGCCTTGGCGTTGGCAATGGCCGAAGCCGTCGCCTGATCGACCGATGCCTGCAAGCCGGCAGGCAGCGTGCCCGTGTTGAGGTAATTGGTCAGCGTCGCGCCTTCGGTCGAAGCCGCATTAGCCTGCGAGTTCAAGGCATTGACCGCCGCATCCTGTTTCTGGCCGTTATAGAGTGCATAACCCAGTCCGCCAGCGCCGAGCGCGAGGCCGAGCGGGTTCTTGGTGATCGAGTTCTCGGCACCTGTGAGCAGGCTGTTAAGATTGAAGCCGCCGCCGGAAGCCGCCGCGGGGGCCGTCCCCGCTGTCGCACCTGGACCAGCGCCGGCTATGTTAACGATGTCGGACGCTCCTGCTGGTGCCGCTGCCCCCGGCGCAGCAATGCCGCCGCCGGTCCCCGAGGACGCCAATAGCGACTGGTCAAGACCAGGGGTCGCCCCCGGCGCTCCAATAGGGCCTGCAGGGTAGGCCGCCGTGTCCAGAGGGCTGGGAGCGTTTGCAGCAAGGATACTGGGATCACTCCCACCACTTGCGCCAGCGAAATTCGTGAAATTTGCCCCTTGCGGGTCAAAAGCGCCGGTTGATATGGCATTCTGTGTGGGAGCTGCCGCCGTCGCAAAATCGGGTGCCGCGGCTGCCGATGTCGCATCAACCGGCGCTGCGCCGCCAAGGCTAACCCCTGGCGCGAGCGATACCGACTGGGCGCCCGCACCAGCGGGCGTGCCGGCCGTAATCGCGCTAGGAAGCGCTCCTGGCGTGGTTGCAGCGCCTGGGGCCGCGGCGGTTCCTGCCGTCGGAGCATAACCGAGTGCGCCCGAAGCCCCGCCGGCAAGGTCTAGGCCCAGCCCCCCCGCCGACGTGTCCAAACCGGGCGCAAACGAACCCAGCGCGCTGCTAGCAAAGGTCGGTTCCGTCGCCAAGCCGCTTGCAAGCGCTCCTGTGGCTGCCCCGCCGGCGCCGGTGAGAGCCGTGCCTTCCGCAGCCCCGCCGGCCAGAATATCCAAGGGCGCTCCAACAGCAGCATCGGCGCCTAATGCAGCAGCGCCACCCGCAGCGGCGGCATCGGCCCCGCCGCTAAACAGCGCGCCCAAGCCGCCGGCGCCCAGCAGATCACCTAGTCCCAACGCACCTGCGCTAATGCCCATTGAAGGCTCCATCGAGTCGTTTGGTGTAAACCACATCCTGGGCGTGAAACCCCAGATGCTCGAATATCTTGCCGTGGTCGTGCTCGACCTTCGTTCGCAAAGTCATCAACCGCACGCCGCGCGCGCGCATCTCATTCTCGGCCGCACGCAGCAGCCGCCAGCCGGTCGTGCCCTTGCGATGGTCAGGATGCAGAAAGTGGATGTCGTCGGTCGCCGTCAACACATGCTGGTAGTGCATGTGCGGATGAATGATCATGACAATGTAGCCGATCAACTCGAAATCCATGCGCGCGGTGATGATGACGATCAGCCCTTGCGCCTCGGCTTTCTTATATGCCTCGACATTGGGATTGAGCGTCAGCATGTCTTTGTACGGCGCTACTTCCGACCAGTGCATATCCAGCAGCTCGCGCGCCTCGTCGTACACATCGTCGAAGCGCTCGACCGCAAAAATAACACCGTCGGTTTTAGCCAGCATTGAGCCTCGCAAATATCTCCTGCCGGGTGAATAGCCGACCCAGGCGTTCCTTGATCATGTCGTGCGGCACATCAGAATTGATCTCGACAATGATGGTGCCGGCGCCCTGATGCTTTGCCCAGGTCTGGACTTCCGAGTAGAAATTGGCAGCCTGCGCCTGATGCTCGGCATTGTCCTTGTCCTCGCACCAGACGAAGTGCTCCATGATCACGGCCTGCGGCGCCAGCGTGTGCCCGCGCATGACCTGGAACAACGCAACGCAACTGTCCTGAAACAGAAACAGGTACTCGTTCTGGTAGATGATACCGCGCAACCAGCCGGCTCGCTCGCGATCAGTCACCTGCGGGTAAGCCGCCTTGAAACGCGGCAGCAGCCACCCTTGATGACGGTCCAGGTCAGGCACCTGGAAACGTCGCAGCGACGAGCCGTCATCGATAACGAGAACCTGTGCAGCTTCTGCCATTATCCTAGTCCTAATTCATCACAGGCTTGCCGGTGTTCGGTACCATTAAGTAGTATCCAGCCTGCCCGATCGTTGGGGTCCTGCCAGTTTACATCAAGAAGGTCGTAACCGGAAATGCCCAAAATGTCATCCATAGCCTGGTGCAAAAGCTGGTGCTGATAGAGCCAAACCTCGATCTCGCGCTGGTTTATCGGGTCTAGCACGTATTCTGGTAGCTGCAGATTGAGCACCTGGGAAATGACCCGGTTAATGTCCCGATGATTGGCCTGATGCGCAAACGCCCAGACATCCATCTCATTGTCCGTCGAAGGCACGTTATAGAGGGAAGCCAAACCCATATCAGCCCTCGTAATCCACGATTTCAGGTGCGATTGCGACAGACACCAGAGCCAAATCGGCCGCGGTCGTCGTGCCGGTCGCCCCAATCAAGATGCCTTGCTGCCCAACCGATTCCGAATAGGGCGTGATGTAACCGAGCGTTGTCGGCGTCAGCGTCACCGTCTGCGGGTCGACGCCGTTTTCGCTATCGATGCTCACGGTCATGGCCGCCGACGTGAGACTGAAATACTGCACCAGCGCCCACAAGCGGTTTGCCGCTTTGCGAAGATCGATGCCACCCAGACTCCACAACTTGGTCTGCCAGATCTTGGTAAACGCCGTCGAGGGCTGGGCAAATAGCTTGTAAAGGGCGTTGCCGTCGGTACCCCACGCCGTCAGTTCCGAATTGAGTTCCTGGCTTTGTATAAATATCAACGGGACATCCTGCATGGACGCCCACCATATCTTGCCGTTCCACAGGAACAGCTTGTTGACCTGCGTCTTGCTGATCGGATCGATGATCGGCAACAGCAGCATCCAGCACTTCTTGCCAAAAATATTTGCCTTGGCCGACGACGGCAAAAATGTCCCGAGGCTGTCGAGATTGACTGTGTTGTAAATACCGTCGAGCGGTTCGCTAATTTTGGTCACCGCCGCGCCGTAACTGATATGAGAGCCGAACGAGTTGGCAAACACGATGTTGCGGCTATACACGTCGACCGTATCGGCCCAAGGCGTGCCGACTTCCGGGTCGGCGTTCTGATTGGTGAAAGTCGTAACCGGCGGCGTGCCGCCCGTTTGCACACCGGAGATGTAGTTCACCGAGCTATCGCCAATCAGATATAAAAACCCGTTGGTCGAAACCAACCGCTCGAAGCGTTCACGTAAAAAACTGTCGCTCGACGTGACCTCGCCGCCGCCATCCGCTTGAGAGAAATCGTAAACAGACCCAGGAGCGGTGTAGAAGATGGCCCCGCCATTGGCAATCCAGACATGCCCCGAATACGTCTCAACCGCCGAGCCGCCGATGGCAAACGGCATTAGTGTGATAGTAGCGGTTGCACCCGAGCCGCCGCTAACAGGCGTGATCACCAAGGTCACGGTATCGGTAGCGAGAAAACCAGTACCGGGATTAAGTATCTTGATTGCAATAATCTCGCCGCCACTCTGGGTTACCGTGAAAGTAGCGCCTGAACCACTGCCCCCCGAAGTCGCCGCGGTAGCACCGGACGTATAGCCGGTGCCACCATCAGTAATTACGACGCCGGGAGCGAGCGTGCCGGGGCCATAAAAAACAGTCTCGTCCCATACCCAGTAGCCGTTAAGCTGCTCTGCGACGATCAAAGTGTACTGGTTACCCCATTGGCTGACACCGATGCTGCCGAGCGTGGGCGAGGTGATGGTACCGGCCGGGGCGAGCTCCGTGCCGATACCGGTCGACTGCTTTACAGCCCAGATACTGCCGTCGTTGAGCACGACGATGGCGTAAGCCAGAATGAAGTTGATCCAGTTAAAAAAGGTGATCGTCTTACCGCCAGGCGCCGTCCATAACGGCGGCGCCACACCATAAAGCGTGCGCAGGAAATTGGCGCCGAGCGGCATGAAGCCGTCGAGCCAAGCAGCTTCTTCGTCTTTGACGCCCGGCCGAGTGACGGTGGTGTTGATGCCTTTGAACTGATCGAACACAACCGGCGCCGGCCCCGGCGGACGATACGGGTTTTCCGGCTCGGCTTGCGGCGGGGGTGCGTCTATTGGCATGCGGAGGCCTTGACACGCGTGATATAACCTGTATGCGTTAGATATCGATTAACAGATACAGGGTGCCGCTGCCATGCAACGCAATTGCTTAGAATGTGGCAAAACATTCGACGTAGTAACCCGTAAAAAATTTTGCACGCCAAAATGCCAGCGTATAAAATTTTACAAAGATCGCCCTTGGTATCACGCCGCTTCTTACAAGCGAAATAAGAAACGCTCAAATGAGGTGTCACTGGCGCGATACTACAAAACACGGAATGACGCTCCTTGGGAAATTTTAATTAGAGCCGCCAAAGTACGCGCCAAGCAAACAAGATATCGCAAAACACCACTGCCTTTCAATTTGACATTCAAGTGGGGGGCGTCCCGTTGGACTGGTCGCTGTGAATTAACAAACCTACCTTTCAAATTCATTACCGATGTACGCGGGCCTTTTTCGCCAAGCCTTGACAAAATTATTCCGAGCAAGGGATACGCCCAAGATAACTGTCGTTTCATCTTGTGGGCCGTTAACAACATGAAAGGAACAGGAGGTGATGCCGACGCGCTATTCATCGCCAAGGCATTGGTAGAAAACAGCACTAGTACCTCCCATACGGATTCACCACCCGGCCCGGTCTGGCATACTGCGATTTCCGAAGGGTCATCTTGTCAAACAGGTTTAGATAGTACTCCGCAGCATTCCAATTTTGGAGTTCCAAATACGCCAGATGTGCCGCATACATAGGCACGATGTCGTCCCAAGGCTTTGGAATTACATCGACGCTTTGATCATTCAGCAAATCCTGCGGGACGCACAGGCAATCAAATTCCCACTGGTAAATCTGGCTCGGTAGCGGATACGCATAGAACGACCCGCCGTTGCCTTGCCCGTATTGACTACAAAATGCAGGCACGTAACTGTATTGATACGGAAATTGACGTATCTTAGCCTGGTATTGGCTAAACGAATACATTGGCAGCGCATATCTATAGTTAGAATATATGACGGCAACCGAAACTACTGAGTAAACGGAGTCGACACCCGGAAACACGCTCACGTCGATGTCAGAAAAATTATAACTCTCCTGCCCCGGATTGAGCTGGTTGATCGGTGACAGTTGCAACGAGACGCTGCCCCCCGTTCCGGTCGGATCGGTGACCGACGCTACCGGCGAGAAATACCCGGCTCCGCCGAACGTGATGTTGACGGCCGTAATCACGCCACCAACCTGCGTCACCGCGCCAACCGCTTGTGCCCCGTTCGGATAGACCGGCGTGCCCGGTGGAAAATCCGGCGGGCTAATGACGAGCGTTGGATTGGTATAACCAGTCCCGCCAGTAACGACCGACCCGGCCTGCACCGCGCCCGCGATCGGCGTCAGGCGGCGCACGCACTGCGTTCGCTCGGCAACTTCCCGCCGTGCCCGGTTGACATAATTGAGCATGTCATCAGCATTGATTTTTTCCTGACGCGCATCGCGCAGGAAGCGCTGGCATTGTTGCATGTAAGTATTATAGCCGCCCATTATTGCGCTCCCGCCCCAGCATTCGGCTTGATGCCGAAGGCAGCCGCCTGCGCTACGTCGCCAGCCTGCTCGTACTGCCAGCGCTCTACGGATGGGTTGGCAAACTTGCGCGCCCGATCGCTGAATGTCTGGTAATTCTTGAACATGCGCTCGGCATCGGCAACACGAGCGCTCGACTGCGCCGATAGCAAAGCGTAATAGGCAGCAAAAAACGGCACTGCATCGGTCCACAGATAAGGAATGGCCTCGACATCGCTATCGAGCGCCAGCGTAATCGGATAGCAGACGCAATCGCAAGTCAGCGGATAGACCGCATCGGGCACCGGGTCGATATAGAAACTGCCGCTTGCGCCCGAGCCAGTGCCTTGCCCCGAGGATCCTTGGCCATATTGCGCCCACGCCATCGGGAAGCCGCTCGGCGGTACCGGATTGCTCAAAGCATAGAGATTGAACCATTCCCACGCCCGCGACGGTATCCACTGCGTCCCGCCGCCGATGCCGTACTGAATGCTACGCATGTGGATGATGCCCTCGACGCCGGTTACCGTCGGCGTGCCAAGGTTCAACGCCGAGAACGCATAATTGCGCTGGCCAACCACCGTCGAGATCGTGCCTTGCACACGAATGCACTCGGCCTCGCCAGCCAGTTGCCCGCGCGCAATATTGATCCAATTGGTGATGTCGGAGGCCGGATAAAGCGGCGTGGTCGCAGCCGGCTTCTGCAGCAGGTTCTGGGTATTCGTGATGTAAGCAGTTAGCACAGCAGACAACTCCTCTGCCGGCTTATACCCGCTTCATGATGAGATTTGAAGACGTTGAGCGCTCGGCGTCGTAAGTGTACCAGCTTTGCGAGCCATCCGGGTTTTGGCACAGCACTTGCGTATTCAGTTGCATAGCGAGTTGTGGCCCGCCGTAGATGCGAGCCACACTATCGCCTACCTGGACAGTCTTGGCGGCGTAGAGATCGCCGGAGCGAAGTCCCGTCACCGCCAAGCTGTATGTCTCAACCACTTAGGCCGCCGGTTGCAGTTGCACGGTATCCGACACGCTGCCCATCGTCATTGTGATCGTTGCCGCTGCGTTGGCGAAGGACGATCCGCCGGCAGTCGGCTGCGACAGGATGACGAAGCTCGGCGCCGCGTTGGTCACGAACAGGCCGCCGTCGTAGATGACGCCGTTCTGCGCCGCGATGGTGCCGTTGGCCGCCGCAGTGACCGCCAAACCAATTTGCGCCGGACGCGGCCGGAAGGCCGTGTAAGAATGCTCGGTCGAGGATGTGATCGAGCCTTGCTGCGGGACGCCGCCGACGGTCGTCATAAGCGCCGAGAGCGTGCCGTAGCCGGTACCCGCGCCGGTCACCGTGACTGCCGATACGGTCTGCATAACATTGGCGGTCAGCGAGGCATTGGTGCCCGCCCCACCTACCGTCAAGGTAATGGCAGTCGGCGTGGCCAGCGCAGCGCCGGGATTGGTGCAGAGCACCCCGGTAATCTGGCCGGAGTTGGTGAGCGTGAAAGCGAGCGTCGCCTGCGTGATGCCGGTCGACAGGTTCGGATCGAACGGGCTCGGAACCACGACCACGGTCGGAGCGGCCGGATAACCGGCACCTTGATCGAGGAACGTGAAGCCGCTGATCGTGCCGCCGGTAATTGCCACCCAGCCGGTCGCTTGCTTGCCACCAACGCCATTGGCGTTGTTCGCAGCCGGAGGCGGCGGCGGGATGAGCACAATTGGCGCGATGCCGTAGCCGGCGCCTGACGTGCTGGTGGCGATAGTGCCGCCCGACAGCGCGAGGGCGCCGCCGACGATCGGCAGCCAAGTCGAGTTGTTGCCGACTGCGGTGATCGTGGTCGATGCTTGCGTATAGCCGCCGCCCTGAAAATAGACGGTGGCGCTAACCGGACAACCGGTGAGGTTGGCAACGCGAGTGGTGAAACCGTCCGAGCAGAGGAACTGCTGGCCGCCGGCCCATGCCGCGTTCGGTCCCATCGCCCAAGTGTTAGTCACGGGATCGAGGTACTGCAGAACGCAGATGTTGCCGAGATTGACGTACCAGTCGCCAGCCGGAACGACGAACGTGTCGCCGGGGGCGAGCCCGACGTGATTGCTCGAACTATCCTGCGCCGCGTACTGGAGCTCCGACGGATACAGGTTCTGCGGAAGCGGCAGGCCAAGTCCAGGACCTGAAATTCTCTGGGTCATCAGAAAGCACTCCCGAGCAGGTTATAGCCCCAGAAACCGGACACCGATTTGGCCGACACGATGTCGTAACCGCAAACTACGACGCCCTGTTGGCCAATCTGACCGAGTGGGACCAGTGAGTAGAAGCCGGAGAAGTCGAACGCGGCGTCTTCGGACAAATACATCGACGTGTACTTGACGTTGACGCCGAACACGTTGCCCTTGGGGCAGAAATAGTCGGCAAAAATCGGTATGCCCGACACCACGAGATTCGGGAACGACGACCGCACCGCCGTATCCATCGAATACCGTTCGCCGGGGTCCATGCGGATCTGCTCAATCCCGATGAAGTCGGCGTTCAGGGTCTGGTAATCGCCGGGATTCATCACGACGAAAGTCGGCGCCTCGCCGCCAGCCTGCATGGTGACGTACTGGAGGACCGCTGACATCGACTTGCGCGTAAAACCAAGCGTTCCGAGCGAGAACGTGCCGCTGTTAAGGTTGATGTACTGGCCCTTGAAGGCCGAGTTGCCCGCCGCGTTGCGCGAGATGCCGCCATAGGTCGGAAAAACGCTACCGTCGTTGAAAGCGTCCTGGAAACTGTTTGGATACAACGGGTTAGCGGCGTTGTTGGTGAACATCAACGTCGCCATATTTTGGCGTGTAACTGCGTACACGTCGTTGAAACGCGCCTTGAGCAACGAAATTTCGCGATCGGTGGCCTGGATGACCGTTTCGCCGAAGGGTAGCGGAACCGGTACGGCCCAATAAGCCAAATTCCATTGGCCGTTTTGCACTCCGGGGGTGATTTGCGGCGAATTGAAGCCGCCGCCATACCCCGTCCACTGGCCTTGCACCATCGACTGCCCCTGCATCGGGATAGTGATCTGGTTGAGGCCGCCGGCCGCCTTTTGGGCGTTGCCGGTCATGTAGAACAGCGTCGGCGAACCGAAGTAGATCTGCACAAACAGACGCGGGACGAACGCGCGGCGTGTCGCAGCCGCTAGTTCGTTGTATAGGGCTCCAGCCGCGGGAGCGACGCCAAGACCGGGCAACGGCAATGTGGCCTCCTACTTTCGTTTCAGCGTCGCGAAGTTCCGCGCATCTCGTTGATCGCATCCCAAGCCATTTTTTCGGAGACGCGATCTTGTGAGCCTTTGGTTTCGATCAACCGCTTGAGGTCAACCTCGCCATCGGCGGGTGAATCCATGAAATTCCACGAACCGGTGCCACCGGGGGTGACCGGCTGCTGCTGCGGCATCGACTTCTCGACAATTGCCGCGGCGTCGAGCGGATCAAGGATGCCCTTGGCTTCCATGATTTCCTCGACGCGCTTGATGCCTTCGGCGGTCCACTTTTCCTGCTTGAGTCGAGCAAAACCGGAATCGCGCTGCACCTGCAACTGCGCCAGCTTGGCCGCTTGCGAAGATTCGGCCTTGTCGGCCTCGGTCTTCTGGACAAACTCGTCGAACTTCTTTTCGAGCGCACTGACCGGTGCCTGCACAACCGCTTCCTGATCGAGATCGGGCGTTGACGCCTTGGGGTCGACCTTCTTGTGGGCCTTCTGCAGCAGCTTGCGCGCTTCCGGGTCGGCCCAGATCTGGCTGGCTACACCCTGGAGGTGCGCCATCTTGCGGTATTCTTCCTCGTCGATTTCAACTTTTGCCATGTGCTACTTCCCGATCGTCGAGCCGGCGTTCGGCACATGGTTGATCGTCATGTCGGGGGACGACTCCGCGGCCGGCAGATGACTCTTGCGGCCGCCGATGTCCATCTTGTCCATGTCGATACGCACGATCTGCGAGTCGCTGGTCGGAACCGACTTGGCCTGGTTCTGGAAAATGTTGATGTTGCTCATGGCAAACTCCTCAGTAACCGTGCCCGAACCGCGGGCGTTTCAAATTCTCGACGCTGTTCGTCGTCGTGCCGGAAGTGGCGCCGTGAAGATCTTCCCACAGCTCGGGCCGCGTCAGCGCCACCCGAACCACATCCGGACTGTTATCCTTCGGCGGCATCGGCGTTTTATCTTCGAAGATATTCGGCATCATGCCGCCTGCTGCTGTGGCTGCGGTTGGGCCTGTGGCTGACCCGGCTGGCCGCCTCCGCCACCCGGCTGCCCGCCTTGCTTGAGCGCCGCGAGCTGCTGATTGTTCTGAGTGTTCTGCATCTGCATGCGCTCCAAATTGGAACGCTCGGCCGCGGGCGTCACCGAACCCGACGGCACCAGCTTGACGCCCATAGAGAGCATCTTGAGAACGGTCTTGCCCATCTCGCTTCCGGCACCGACCATTTGCAGCATGTCCTGTAGTTGCTTAACAATCAGCCCCATCCGCTGTCCGGCGGCGGCCTCGAAACCTTTGTTGGGCGTCGGGCCAGTAACTGGGGAACTGCCGAATGGCGCCTGCTGAGATGGGCCGGCGCTGGCAGCGGAGGGGGTGATCGCAGGCATTGGGGTTTTGCGGTCTACTTCCGCTTACCGCGTTTGTGACGACGCCGCATATCCTCACCTCCTCCTAAAAAACCTCACCAATTGAGGGTGATGCGATAGTTCTCCCCTATTGCAGACTCTAGCAATATAAATTAGGGTGCGTTTTGTGAAATCTGATGCGTCTTGTCGAAAATGAGCCATGACAGACCCTCTACTCAGCACGTTCCCAATTTTTTTGTCGCCAAAATCCGCCGCTAAAATTATCAACGTCACGCCGCAGACGCTGTACGGTTGGATACGATACGGCAACGGGCCGCCAATTTATAAAATGGGAACGCGCGCAATCAAAATCAGGAAAGACGAATTACTCGTCTGGATCGAAAAGCAAAGGAAATAGAAATGTTCTGCATATCAATTCCGATTGAAGGCCAGCCGTTGATCTGGACGCTGCTCTACGAAAACGAAGACGCCGCAAAAAAGGCTTGGTCAACAATGGCGGATAGCACTCAAGACGTAATCCTGCTCGCCGACGATTTCGGTCAAATTGCACGAATCAAAAGCGCGCGCCTGTCCGTCGCGCTGTTTGAAGATCTGAAAATGTCGATGCTGGCTCACGCCCAACGCGCGCTGCACAACGCGCGCACCCAAGCCAAAGCGCAGCAACTGGCCGCCAACGATCCCGTCTTGAAAGCGGCTGCCATGATGCAGGGACCGGCCGTGTTCAATCCTGTGAACGGCGGCATGCCGCGACACGGCTAATGCTTCCCACCCGTAATTGACTTGACCGCAACCTTCTCGCCGGCCTCGGGAAACTGCTTGAGCAATTCGGCCTGCTTCTGCTGCGCCTGCTTCTGATGCTCACGTAGACTGGTCTTGGCCGCTTCCTTATTCGGCAGGTTCACGTTGTCGATGACGTACTCGCCGTCGACGATGCCGAGTTTCTGCGCGGCAAACACCATCTGCGTGTTCTCGTCGGCAAAGATCGGGCTCGACGAATGGCTGTCGACCGTGACGCGCCAGTCTTCCGGCATGTTGGATAGCAGAAACTTAGTCTGCTCGGCCTGCTCGGGCGTGTCACCATGCGTCCAATAATACTGCGGGTCCTTGGCTTCCTTGATCGACAACGTGAGATCGGCGTGTTCGGCACATTGCCGTTCGATGATCAGAGCGCGATCGCGCAAAGTAGGAGAAGCCGTCTTCATCAATGTGTTGGCGTGGCTGCCGGCGCGCACGCCTGCCTCACCCTGGCCCTGCATGATCGGCGGAAAACCACTCAAGATGTGGATATTCTCGATCAGGAATTTAATCATAGGCAACAATTCAGGCGGAAATTTAGGCGTCAGGTCGGTAACCGACGAGCCCTGCCCGAGATTGATGTAGCCTGCCTCGCGCATCTGCCCGTAACGCTCGTCGATGATGTTGTTATCACCGACAAACGCCAGTATCTTGTCGATCTGCAGCCCGGACAGGCGCCGCGCATCATCGAGCCATGTCGACAACAATCCTTGCGGCTCGATCAGGTCGACCAGCTCGCTGCGTCCCCAAAACCAGTTGGTGACGGCGTTGCACTGGATGGTGCGATACGGCTGCAAACGGCTACCTTTAACCAGCAAATTGGCCTTTTTGAGCAGCGGAGCAATGATGATGTCCGGCTCGATCAGGATGATTGTCGTGTAGTCGTCATCATCCTGCACCCACAACTCGTGTCCGGTCACGACCGCCGCACCCACCTGCGGCCCCATGATGGCGTAGTTGGGATCGTTAGCTAGTTGTACGATGCCGCCGGGCAACGGCGAGGTCGCACCCGACAGGCCGGTATTAAGCTGCGATGTCGACAACACCTGATGGAAAAACGACGCCGGGTCGGATACCGCAGTACCCGTCATAGAGTGCGAACGAATGCGCTCGAACAGTTTTTTGGCGTTCGGCAAGTGCGCGATGCGCCGCCATACCTCGGGCAGCGTGATGGTGAACGTCTCGCATAGCGCTGGCTGGGTGCCGATGTCGGTTTCGCTCTCGTTATAGACGCCGAACTGCCACGGCATCACCAACTTGGCATGCAGCGATACGCTTTCGTCCTCGTCACCCTCGCGATGATCGACTTGGCCCCACTGCTTGAGGATCGTCGTGCCGTATTTCACCGATTCAAACACGCCTTGCGCAAATTTCAGGTCGGTATTATTGCGCTCCCAGCCGCGCGTCAGGCCCTTGGCGACCACGGCCGCCTGGTCGTAGACATTCTTGGGGTACAGATTCTCGAAGTCGATATTGAATTTCAACTCGATCGGACTGAACAAGTGCGCCGCAACGGTATCGACCTTGCGATAGATCAGGTTGAGCAGCGACTTGCTGCCATCGTAGCGGCCGGTTTCGGTTATCACATTGAGCAGTCGATAATAAGCAGCACGCGATGCCTGACTGATGCGACAAGCCTCGATCAAATCATTGGCGAGTTTTAGTACCTCGCGGTCGTTATCGGGTACGTGGATCATCCTTTACCCATCAAGCGCTGAATGTTGGACATGGCGGTTGCACCAGCGCGCGGCTCGATGCCGGTCGTGATCTTACCGTTAACCGTAACCGCGCCCGATGCGGTGCCGGCGCCGTATTCCTGGCCGTTCGGCTGAAAAAACTTGCCCATGTCATCAGCAGCTACCGGCAATGGCGGCGCCGAGCTCTCGCCCTCGCGCGCCGAGTCGCTCATGTTGGTCATTTTCAGCGCCGACATATCAGAGGCATCAATACCCAACATCTCGGCAGCCTTGCTCGCGCGCACCTCCGAACCTCTTTCCATATCACGATAGAGCTTATCGGCCGACTTGGTTTTGGCTGACCTGATCATCGGCATGGAGATCACGGTATTGTCGCCAGAACCGACAAACTCCTTACATAACGGGCAGATATCGGGCATGCCGTCGCTGGCACTATAAGGAAACGTGTCGCGACATTTTGGGCAGCGCAAAACAAAAGCCATCTAGTGTCCGCTCCTCCAACTTTGCCGGATCAATGATCGGCGCTGCATGACCCTAGCAGCCTTTTTCTGCTCGAAAAAGTGCCCCAACTGGTTCTGGTGAAACAGCGCCACCTGATCGACGATGCTCAGACGCTGCTTGGCCTCCTCGGCCGTACGGGTTTTCTTCTGTGTAATCAGTTCCTTGCGGATCGATGTTTCCCAGTAATGCACGGCAAAACCGGCCGATAGCACAAGATCGTCGCGCATGCTCTGCGGCGCCGAGATGCTGTCGCCGTCGCGCGCAATCGTCTGCATTTCCTGCACCAAGGCATGCGATCGAATGCGGAAAGCACCGTTCGACACGAAGTCGCGCAGGCGCTCCATCACCATCACTTTAAGCGTGGCCGTCGTCTTGAAATGGTAATTCTGCCCCGAAGTCATGCCGTCCGGCCGGCTGTAGATGTAGGTCCGCACATTCTGGAACAAGTCGCGCAGGCCCTTTTCCTCGGCGGTGCGGCCGAAGTACGAGTTCTCCAACTGGAATTTCAAACCCTTGAGCTCGTTATAGACCGGCGTACCAGGGCCATTGAGTTCGAGGATGTACCGGCATTGGCAGTCACCGCCACCGTACCAGCCGAGCAGACTGGCGATCACCCACGCAAGCTGGCGTGTGTTGATCAGCGGCGACGCAAACTCGGCCACCTGATCCAGTCCATCAGAATAGCAGCGCAGCACCTGTATGCCGGAGCGGTCGTTATTGGGATTCTCGCCAAATGCCGGATCGATGCCGATGACGTAGCTGCCGCCAGGCACCGGTTCTTCCCACACCTTGAGGTCGCACATCTTGATTGTCGGCGCCGGATAAATCTTCATGTCGGTAAATTCGGAACCAGCGAGATACATCCACTTCTGGAATTTGTCATTGACAAACGAGACGGTCTGCGTCGTGAGCTGCTTGGCTGGAAAAAATACCGAGCCGGTTTGCTGGAAAGCGTCGTTTTCCGTCCAGGGCTGCTCTTGAATGAGCATCGGATCGTCTTCGTCGTTGCCGGTACCGTCGCCAACCTGCGTCGACGCCGGGTCCATCTTGCGACGCACCCACGCCAGTTGCTCGATCGTTATGTCGTGGCCGTATAGTTCCTTGACCGTCGCAATCTTTTCTTTTTCGGCAGGCGTCGGCGGGTCGGTGGCATAAAGCGCGTAGTCGGTTTCGTCCGGGTCGATGCGCTGACTATCCTTGCTCCACCAGCCAAGAAAGATGGCTTCGCAATGCGCTGGATCTTCGCGCGCATTCTCCCACATCTTGTGCCACGTATTGAAGCCACGGGCGGTCGACTCGTAGATATAAAGTCGGTCGGGATTGATATCCGACAGTGAGTTCTCGAACGCGACAAGCCCTTCGTCGTTATCGTAAGAGCAGAGTTCGCTGAGATGCGCGATGGTGAGGCCAACCGAGCGCCCGAGTGTGCCACTGGTCTTGGAACGACGAACGCCCGCCGACATGAACAGAATTTTTGAATCGTTCTTGAGCGTCAGCCCGGCGCGATTATTGCCGGTGATCGGCGGGAACTTCAAAACTTTCGGCAAATCATTGATCATCACCTCAAGCTCGGCGCGTGACTCCTGCTTGTTCTGGTCGGTATC